GATGCTACTAGACTAAAAGGCAAAGGTAAGAAAAAAACCGAAGTGCTTGACTGGGAGACTTATGCCCTTAGTGAACGCGCCAAAGGCGTGAACAAACTTGATGCCTTTATGAAGTTGCTTGATCGTGAAATGGCAAATAATGGCAAGTACCAAAAACTCAAATCCGATGCCCAATCTGCCAAAACACCTCAAGATGCTGCCATGAAATTTGCTGCAATGGCGGATATGTTACAGGGTACCAAAGTCGGTAATATCTTAGTTGATCGCCAAGCTTTGCAAGCCGCATTGGCTTATCGTAACGGCAGCAGTGATAAGGAACGCATTTTAAATGGCTTAAACGGTGCTGATGGTACAGTTGACGGATTGCATAAATTATTCTCTGGCGATGAATGGGCAAATTATCAAACTCGTCAAAATGAGCAAATGAATATTAACTATCAAGCCTATCTCAATGTGAATGGGGCATTGACGACATTTAATAGTCAACTTGCTGGATTTATGCAACAGCATGAAGGGCTTGCAACTGCCGCCTATAGTGCCAGTGTTGCATTGGGCGCAGTAGCAGCTGCATCAATGGCAGGTAGTTTGCTTGGTAAGCTTGGCGGTGGCGCAGCAGCTGGCGGTATCGCTGGTACGGTGGCAAGTCGTGCAGGTGGATTGATGACAGCAGGTCGAGCGGCAATTGGCGGCGTGGCTGGTTCTGCTGGTATGGTAGCAGGTGCTGGTGCAGTTGGCTATGGTATTGGTACTATCATCAACAAAACATTGGTTGAGAACAATGCTACTTTATCTGACCGAATTGGTGGCACGATACATACAATTTTAGCTAATATGGGCGTGCAAAGTAGCAAAGAAGCACTCGACCAACATTTTAATAGCTTGATTAATGAGACTCAACAAAATAGCCAGAAATACGACCAAATGATTCAAGAGCAACGCCAAACTCGCACCGCAATTCAACAACAGACAAATGCGATTCGTGCGATTGACCTGAATGTCACTATGCCATCACCTGTTATCCAGCAGATTAGCAATCCACTTAGAAACATTCCCACCGCATTTAACACTATCACCAATGCTAATCCACAAAACAATCCAAAACGTGGTACAGGTGTGTTTATCCCTTATCGGCATTAATATCGGAAACTTGCCACCTAACTATCAAACTCAAAACCTGTCAATCTAGCAACATTGGCAGGTTTTTTATTGAGATAAGCATGGCGTGGAAAGACACACTCTTTGAAGCAACATTCAGACAAATACCGTTTGAATGCACGGCGATGAATGAAACACGCTCAAAGTCTGTAGCTATCATGCAGTCACCTTATAGTGACAGTGCCTTTGTCACTGATATGGGTAATGACGCACGTCGTTATTCGATAACTGCGTTTCTGGAAGGCGTAGATTATGAGATTTACCGAGATAATCTACTTATCGCCTTGGATATGCAAGGCAAAGGCGAACTGGTACACCCACTTTACGGGTCGCTTGATGTCCAAGTGCTAGACTACAGTGTCAAGCATGACCCTGATGTTGTTGATAGCTGCATGATTGACATTAATTTTGTGATTGCAGTATCAGCAAGTGACAACAAAGAGCTGTTTATCCCTACGCCTATCCCAGCGGTAGAAGAACAACCAACGGCTGTCATACTTGATAAACCAGCGGAGACGCTTGAAGTTTATCAAGAGCAGCTTGAACAAATGAGCACGTCTGAAGCCGTTGAAATAAAGCGAACAATACCTGAGAGAATTCGTGCAGAAATCAAACGTGCCAGAGAGATATTGCAAGTCAATGGTCAACAGGTCAATGATTTATTTAACCCGCCTGATTGGCTAAATGGCATTGTCAATGATACGATTGGACTCATGCACGATATACCGCTGGATGCCGACCCAATGGCAAACTGGCGCAGAGTCATCAATAAAGTCAAAAGCATTGGTGATATGTTTGGTGATACCGATATCGCGCCACTACGCTTTGTCGGTGCTGTGTTACCTGTAGCACTAGAATCTCAAACAGTGCTTGAACTTATCAAGCTAGACACGGCACAAAACGTGCTAACACCGTTAGAGCTAATAACGGCAAATAATGTCGTGCGTCAAAGTATCAATGACGCTATCACGTTGATTCGTCGAATTGACCCAGAGCCATCCGTGACAATTAATGTCCCAAAAATCATATTAGATACACGTAAGCAGGTTGCTGCCCTTAAACAAGCAGCGGCAATCTTGCAGCAGCTTACCAATGATGCTGTCAATAAAAAGCCTCCACTTATCCAATATACAGTAAAACGTAATACGACTTTAAGGCTTTTAGCTCATCGTCTCTATGCTGACCACAACCGTACAGATGAGCTACTTAAACTCAATAAAAACATTGTTAACCCTGCCATCATTACCGCAGGTACTGAGTTAAATATTTATGTCAGATAATCAGCCAAGTACGACTGATAGCACAGATAGTAGCCAAACATTGCAACGTCTTGGCAATATCATCTTGACCGTCGGTGATGTCGAATGCCGCCAATGGGACGATATTACTATTGATAGTGACATTGGCATACCTGCCGATGGCTGGTCATTTGCATGGTTAGATAAAACTATCGCAAATTTGCCAGATAGCGTCAAAAGTGGTGCGGTGTGCCAGATTGATATCGAAAACAAAGAGGTACGTGAGACCATATTAGTGGGTGTTATCGATAAAATACAGCAGACTGTAAGCCGTGGGCAGATATCTGTCGTAATATCTGGTCGAGACTTAGCAGGGCAATTGCTGGATACATCTGCACCCATCGCACAGGGTCAAAACATGACGCTAGAAGAGATTATCGGGCAGTTTATCTTAGGAGGTGACTTAGGGTCATTGCCTTGGAACGTCAAAACCAATGAAAACTCATTAAAAGCCAAAACAGGCGTAGAAGACGGCGAAAGCGTTTGGGATGCTATCAATAAAGCCGCTGAAGCATCTGGGCAATATGTTTGGATGTCATCGGATGGGGCTATCTGTATTGGTAATCCATTCGATGTTGAACAACCGAAAGAGCCGCCTGTTTTTATTTTAAATGAAGATAATGCTCATAATAACTGTTTAAATCTTAGCTACAGTGAAGATTTATCCAATGCTTATAGTATTGTCGAAGCCATTGGACAGGATGATAAAGGCAAGAACTTTAGGGGCGCGGCTAATGATGACAGAATGACTATCAAACGTCGCAAAATTTTGAGTGACTCTCGTGCTGAAAACCAAAGCGATGCCATGCAGTATGCGCAAAAAGCCTTGAGAGATAGTTGGCTTGATGCTTATGAATGCTCAATTTTGACCAACCATTGGGGATGGATGTCTAAGGTATTTGCAACAGGTTGGAGGGTAAAAGTAATCAGCACTATCATGCCAAGAGCCAGTGGGGATTGGGTTATCTATGGTCGCACGCTCAAGCTCACTCGCAATGAGGGCAAAACCACCGAATTACGTCTTAAAAAATATCAAGAATGGATGCAACCTGTACAACATGTTGATTTGATTAAAGATGCTAAACCTAAGAAGTCGAAGAAGCAGACCACCATCAAATCAAAGCGGAGTAAGTCTTAATGATGAATGCGTTTAAACAAGTGCGCCAAGCCATGTATGGCTTTGTCAAACGCCGTGGCGAACCACTACAAGTTAGTGGCTTATCCGATGAGATATTAGATGGCGTTAGATTGATGCAGCAAGTCGGCTTTGCCAGTGATTTGCCTGTTGATACACAAGTGGTGATGTTGCCTATTGGTGGACGTGCGACCAATATGGTCATTATCGCCAGTGGTGATGCCCCCGTGGCAGTCAAGGCAGGTGAAGGTGAAACGGTCATCTATGACCAGTTTGGACATGAAATTCGCCTTGGTAAAGATGGTATCAAAATGATAGGCAATGTTGATATTGATGGCAATGTCACTGCTACAGGACAAGTCAGTGATATACAGGGCTCATTGGCTGAAATGCGCCAAATCTACAATACTCATGCACACCCAAGTGATGGTGCAACACCAACTAACACGATGAGTTAACATGAAAATTAACACTGTCACCCATGACTATATCGCAAGTAGGCTGACTGCACCACCTATCAAAGACGTGGTTGAAGCGGCGTATCTAAGGCTATCTACTGAAAAAGGTAGTTATTTTACGGATAAAGATTTTGGTAGCGAGCTATATCGACTTAGACGCAGTAAAGATACACCGCAAATCCGTTTGCAAGCCGTAGCATGGGCAAAACAAGCCCTAAAACCACTCAAACCAAGATACTTTTTAGCCAATATTGATGTGAGCCAAACCTTACCAACTACTAATGGCAAAATTCAGCTGCTAGTAAAACTTGAACATCAAAGTGGGCAAATTTATACCACCACATTTACAGTCAAGGTAGCAGGATAATGTACCCAATACCCACTTTCAACCAAATACGAGCAACTATTCTCAATGAGTATCTCAATCAAACAGGACTTGTTATTCCTGACGATAGCGATGCCAGTATTCGAGCGGATGGTACAGCGGCAATAGTCGAAGGGCTATACGCACACCAAAACTACATTGTACGTCAATTATTTGTGCAAACGGCAGATGAGCCATATCTTTATATCCATGCCGACCAAATTGGTCTACCGCGTCTTGGTGGTAGTATGGCAACAGGTCAAATCCAAGCCATTGCTACCACTACAGGAGTTGAAATACCTGTGGGCAGCCGTCTCACCGATGGTAAAGGCTACTATTGGAAAACCACAAATAGCGCTATCACAACCGCAGGTAAGGCGGTCACACTACAAATTCAGGCGGATAATGTGGGCGCAAGCTACAATCGCCAAGGTAGTCTGATGTGGGTGAGTGCAATCACTGGTGTTATGCCAACTGTATCAATTACCACATTATCGGGTGGCAGTGACGGCGAAAACTTAGAACGCTGGCGTAATCGCCTATGGGAAGCAAAGAAATTAGGTAAGAGCCTATCACGCTACGAAGACCTACGCCAAGCGGTGCTAGGTGTGGCAGGTGTTGCCAATGCCTATATCTATCCACGTAGACGCGGTGTGGGTTCTGTCGATGTCGCTGTGACAGCCGTGGGGGCTAATGGCGCGACGTTGCCAAGTGATGAGTTGCTTACCCAAGCCCAATATGCCTTGCAACAGGCAGCGGTATTTTTTGAAGATATTAAAGCCTTTAAGCCTACTATTATTAGCTTAGATGTGACTGCCAAAGTGACAGGCGTAAACATTAACAATGGTGAAATCTATAACATTATTGAGCGATATTTGACCGCACTTGCCCCAGCTGAAAGCTACCGTGAGTCGGTATTATCTGCATTGATTTTGGGCGTAACAGGGGTGACAGATGTGGTGCTCAATCCTAACCAAAACATTGACCCTACAGTAAGTATGGAGCAAGTTGGGTGGATAAGAGCAGGAACGATTAAGGTGACGCAATGATAACAACCCAAGAACAGATTGCCGATGTTCTAATTGCCCACCTACCACACGGTGCTTATGATATGGCAATAGACACTTTATTGCACCAAGATATCATGGCTCATGCCAAGCCTTTTGCTGACATTTTGGCAAAAGCAGACGTGATTTTAGGTAGCACCAACCGCATACCGCTTGAGCTATTAGCAGAGTATGAACGTGAGTATGGACTGCCTTTGGGTTGTGGTGTTGACAACACCCAACTCAATGAACAGACACGTTTGACAGAGCTTGAGCGCGTCATGCATGAAGGTCATGTTCTGCTTAATCGCCAAGGATTAGAGAGCTTATTTGCTCGTTATAATCAGCAAATTCTAAAAGTTAAGACATATAAACCAATGCAATCGACTGGCAAATGCACTGACCCAGTTAACACTGAAAGACTAAGGTTAAAAGCCACAGTCACTGTTAAAGCGCCGCTCACTGTTTCATTGCCTTGCTTGGAGCGGCACTATCTACCAGCTGCACTACGCATTGACCTCATTGTACAAGATTAAAGGATAACCTATGCACCGTATTGACTCTGCTACCGCCCGCCAAAACCTCAACGGGGCTGGCAAAAATGGCTTTCATGATAATGCTGATTTACCCAATCAAGACGCAACCTATCTTACCCCTGCATGGTGTAATACTGTGCAGGAAGAAGTTGCGAATGTCATCGAAGGCTTTGGCGGTGCGTTAGATAAACTAGATAATAAGCAATTATTAAATATTCTAACGGCTACCTTTGCCAAAAACACTGCTCTACAAAATGCGGTTGATGACTATATTGATAAGTTTGCACAACAAGGTAGCCGAATCCTTGCTGTGGAGAATCGAATTTACGAAGATACTAAAGTTGGTGATGTCTTTGTTACCACTACTCATTTCGATACGTCTGCTCAAGTTGCAATACATAAAGGCTATGGCACGTGGGAACGTGAGGCAGAAGGTCGTAGTATCGTGGGTTACTCAAGTAAAACGGATAGCCCAGAGTGGACTAAAACTAACGGAAATATATTTGGTGAATATGATCACCAGCTAAAAATAGATGAGATACCCAAACATGATTTTGAAATCAAATTTGTAAGTGGAACTATTGGAGGAACTGGCAGCCCTGCCACTGATAGTTCAAGTAATGCGCCACCTAATTTAAGAACCAATACTGTGGGTGGCGACAAAGCACATAATAATGTACAGCCTTCTAAAGTTTATAATGTCTGGAAGCGTATTGCTTAGTTACTCTAATATAAATTAAAAAACCCGCTTTTAATGGCGGGTTAAGTCTAAAATAACTTATAAAATCTAGTCTAAAATAAATTACAAATTAGTCCAAAATAAATTCGCAAATTACAATTGAATGACAATTTAAATGACGAAAAGGGTGATACAGCTATCGCCCTTTTTTTATTTTTCGTTATTTTTTTATCGTCAAATGACAAACAACAAAAAAGCCAAACATCAAAATGCTTGGCTTAGCAAAATACGGGACTTGTCAAAATACTGGGCGTTAAGTGATTTGCAAATGGTGGCGATGAAGAGACTTGAACTCTTGACCTCACGATTAT